CCGTCAAATTAGCTTCTCCACCTAAAGCAACCCCGTTTCCTCTAGTGACAGCAAGAGCCCATAATTTTTGTGGATATGATCTTTCAGGAAGTCCGGAAGCAACTGCAGGATAGGAACATTTTCTAAAGGTTCCAACAATTTGTTCTATTTGAATAGATTCCTCTGGGCTTTTTGGAACCATTATGTATTGGAAGAAATATTGTTTTCTTCCTTCGGATATCATTGTCATTTCTGCAATATTACTAAACCGACGATAAGTGGATGTAGCAAACATTCTTTCATGATAAAATAATGCTGGTTGCATCAGTCTTGAAATCATGTTGATTGCACCAGAGCTGTTAAACCCACCACTGTTTGCCAAACCAGCTCTTGAAAGAATTGGACCAACAGGATTATTATTACTTTCGCCAAAGTTGTGTTGAATCTGATAACCTGGTTCCTTTGGCATTGGAAGTTTCAACTGAAACTCAGATCTGTTTATTACTCCGGGCCGTGTTCTTTCAGTGTTTTTGAGAGAATATGGGGCAGAATAAAAATTCAACCAAAGAGGTTGTTCCGCAGCATAAACTCCATATGGATATGAAAAGAGTGATGGCATCTATAACAATATTTAGATAAAATTACCTAAATAATTTTATGGCATATAAAACAAAATATTCGCCAAACAACCCACAAAAATATGTAGGGGATCCAACGAATATTGTTTGTAGATCTTTATGGGAAAGAAATATTTGCAAATTTTGTGATATTAATGAAAGTGTAGTAAAATGGTCTTCTGAAGAAATGGTAATACCATACATAAATCCTCTAGATCAAAAACTACACAACTACTATCCAGATTTTGTAATACAATTCAAAAATAACGAAGGTTTAAAAACTTGGATGGTTGAAGTCAAACCAAAGAAACAAACATACTTGAAAGAAAACGCATCAAAACAAGAAAAATTAACATGGATAATAAACACGGCCAAATGGGAAGCTGCCAACAGATTTTGCGAAAAGAACAACATGGAATTTAAAGTAATAACAGAAAAGGAAATTTTTGCATCATGAGTAGCCTACCAAATTCCATAATAGGAATAAAAGATTTCTTTGATAGACATAAAGGTCTACAAAGAAACAATAGATATTCGGTTTCCTTTCCTAGCCTCCCACAAGGACTTACAGATGTCAATCCAGAGGACTTCCAAACACTGGCTGTCTCCATGGGTTCTAGAGCCATCGACGCAATAGCGGACAACCTAGCAGGATATGGGCCCGGTAGAATGGTCCCCCGCTACCAGCGATTTGCAGGGGGTGTTCTTTTAAATTTTGCTGTAACCAATGATAATTTTATCATAGACTTTTTTAATAAATGGTTCAATTTGATATACTCCGGTGGAAGAATCAAAGGAAATTATCAAACCCCATTTCAATTAAGTTTTTATAATGACATAATTTACAGCACAACAATGGAAGTAAAATTGTTAGATCCAAATGGTGGTGTAAACAAAACTTTCACATTCTATGAGGTTTATCCGTTGGAAAACATTCCATTGGAATTAAATATGTTGAGACCAAACGAATATCTTATATATCAAGTTTTGATGAATTACCGAGATTTTACCGTTAAATAAAGATTAAATTATGAGCATAATTGAACATTTAAATTCTTCTATTCCTGAATACGAAACAACCCTTCCAATTTCTAAAGAAACTGTTTCCTTTTCTCCATTTCGGGTTAAGGATGCAAAGGCAATAACAACCATACTTCAAGAGGACAATAAAAAACTTGCTCTGAAAAATATGGTTGAACTTTTAAAAGCATACACAAAAGGAACAGACATAGAAGAATTGTGTTTGGCAGACGCAGAACATTTGTTTCTTCAAGTAAGATCAAAAAGTGTAGATGAAATATTAAATTTAATTTACAATGGTAAAAAAGTTCAAATAAACATAAATGAAATAAAAGCAAGAAATGAATCTTGTGAAGAAGAAATTAAAGTTGGCAATGATATAACGTTAGTTCTTTCAACACCAAAATTAAAAAACATTTTGAGATTAAATTCTTTGGACAAAGAAGAATTAATTAAAGCTTGTATACAAAAAGTAGTTGTAAAAAATGAAATATACAAAGTAAATAAATTTGTAACAGAAGAGATAAAACAAATTATTGAAAATCTACCACTTTCAATATTACCAAAGATAGAAATGTTTCTTAAGAAACAGCCTGAATTGTACCTTTCACTTCAATTAGAAGAGGAACAAAAGGAGGTCAGTGGGATTTTAAATTTTTTTACCTTTCGGTAAAGTTTTTTGATTTAAAGGATTACTTTATATCAAACTTTACCTTAATAAACAATTTTTCTTGGTCTTTAAGTGAGATAGAAAATATGTATTGTTGGGAGAGAGACATTTATATCAAACTTATTGCTGAATATCAGGAAAGAAAGAAACAAAGTCAGATGCAAACAATTAATGGAGTAGGTTACCATCCAATATGAATGAAGAAAACAATCAATTTTCCATAGATGTAGCAGCAGAAGCACAATCAGTGTCTTCTATGGTTGATTCCCTAGATACAAAACCATCAGAGTTCATCAATGTAGTAAAAGATATTCCTCTACCAGATCCAATAACATATGAACCTACTCAAGTAGAAATAAAAAGTGGGGTGGAAGCACAAACTGCAAAACTTTCTGGTTTAGATTTTCAAGTAAAAATTGATGCAGAAGAAGCATATGAAAAAACAGTAAACTTAGAAAATCAAGTACAAGAGATGCGTGGTGGTTTCAAAGATTTGTATGAAAATATTAAAGGTGGAGATTGGTTACAGAATACAAATAGAGACGATTTTGAAGAAAGACCTCTCACAGATCCAAAAAATCTTTTATTTGAATCTAGAAGAGATAAAAGCAGTATGTTTCCACCATATTCTTAAAATAAAAAAGGCCCCTTTCGGGGCCTTTTTCACTCATTCTCCATTTCGGAGAAGTATTGCAGAGGATCTTTCTCTTCAATATTTTCCACAACAGAAGATTCCTCCACATCGTCTTCGATGCTCTTGGACTCAGAAAACTGAGCGCGAATATCGTCACCGACAGACTTCTTGAACCGAGCATTCAGTTCATCAAAACTCTTAAACTGGCTCTTATCAATAAAGGGCTTGAGGGGATATTGCTTCTTCCACAGCTCCTCAAGCTTCTTGTCATCACCACCAAGTAGTGGTGCGGGGGTTGCAAACTCGCTGCGATCATAGTTTACATACCCACCGACATTACGGATTTTGATTTTAAAATCCGCACCTGTCCAGAAGTTAAACGGATCAACCGCAACCTCATCCTGAAACTCAGGATGAGCAAGGCTTTGGATCTTCTGGAAGATCTTTGTTCCATACTGGTATAGGAAGACCTTGCCCTTGTTTTCGGGATTTGCTGGATCCTCAATTACCAAGATATTGGAAATATAAGCTAGCTTACGCTTTCTATTACGAGCAATGTTCTTGTCGTCTTCGATTCCACTGTTCCAGAGTTCTGTATTTGCAGCACATACTGGACACTTCTCACCAATGGTAGTTGGGCAGTTCTCATAAAACCAACCACCCTTCCCCTTAAAGGTGTGACTATAGACTGAAACGAAAGGACTATCCTCACCTTCAACCTCTGGAAGGAAACGAATTACAGCATACCCGTTACCAGCCTTATCAATTCCAGGCTTCCAGATACGCTCATCCTTGTAGCCTTCCTTAGAAGAAAGCTTCTCAAGCTTCTCTGTTAGCGATGCGACCGAATTCTTACTCTTCTTTTTGAAATCTGAAAAATTTCCCATATTACTCTTTCCCCGAGGATCTACCTCGGCCTTAATGACTGATTATATGATACAAGAAAATCCAGATCAGTCAACTGGCAATTTCTTGTTTTTTGAACTTTTTAATAGATGTAAATTTTTTGCTTCTACTTCAATTTTTTCAATTAAAGGTTTTGTAAGAAGTTTTCCAGATGCAGTTGGGTCTAATCCCATCTCCTCAGAAAGCTCCAAAACACAATCCATAAAGGACATTTGAGTAATTAAAGCTCTTTCAAGAACTTTATTTGAAAACTTTTCTTTGGCTACATCATCAATATACATGATTCTAATATACTTCTTTCAGAATAAAAAGCAATAAATAAATCTATCTAAATATTCTAGAACTATTTATACCATTTTAAGGAACAAACATGGCATTTGACACAGACCCAAACGTACTGATTGAATCAGGTGGCAATACATTCAATGTAGCAACAGATGCTATTTATTTCTCAGGGGCAACCTCTCATTTCCAATACATGAAGTTGGCATATGGTCCTACTGGTTCTGTATCAATTGTTTCAAGCAGCAACCCCTTTCCTGTAAATGTAGTTGCTGGCGGTATAACAGCAAACTTAATAGGATTCTGTGGTGCAGTTCAAGGAATTCCCGGTGGAACCCCAGTAGTTGTAAGCGGTACAGTTTACACACAAGGTGTTACTTCGGCACCAGTATTTGTTAGAACTTTTACAGGATCTCAGGTAGAGGTAACAGGCGGAAGAAATTTATCAAAAACCACAGATAACGTTTCTGTATTTGGACCAAATGGTGTTACATGGGTTTACACAAATTTAGTAAATTCTTCTGGAACAGAGGTAGGAAATTCCGCCAATCCAGTTTATGTTAACATCGTTGGTGCAACAATCAATGCAGTTATAAACCCAACAGTGGGTGTAACAAATGATAGTGCTGGAAATGGTTTAAGAATCCAAGGTATGAGTGGTGGAACATCCGTTGCTACCACTGTAGGAAACACAGTAACAATAAACGACACTGCAATTCTTTCATCTTTGAATGGAATTTCAAGCGCTCTTGGAACTTTAAACACAAACTTGAGCACACTTGGTATATCTGTTCCAACAACCTTCAAGAATGGAAGAACTTCATCAACCTTCCCGACACCCGCTCAACTAGATTCAAGCGGATTTACAGTGCAAAACTCTGTAAAAATTAGAGCTCTTTCTTCCAATACAGATTTCATCTATATTGGGAACACAGGTTCCTTTGCAGGATCATCAGTAGGATACGCACTAGATCCAGGTGATGAGACAGAATTGAAGATATCAAACACCAACAAAATTTATGTAGTTGCTGGTAGCGGTACTCAAGTTGTAACATACTTGGCTTCATGAAATGCCTTTATATACACTCAACAATGTTAGATCATACAAAAACTATGGTTTCCTGATTTATGGAAACACATACGATCCTTTGTTCACAAAGGGTGTATTAAATTCATCTCCAAATTTATCAATTCAGGGTTCTAGTTGTTTCATAGATTATTCTCATGTCTATGATACATCGGATAGAATTTACCTAAACAGAATATTTGGTTCATTAACTGCTGGTAATACTTTTAGTTTTAATGCAACAAAATATTATGATCCTGAACTAGATTATATTGTTACATTGAATGGTGTTTGTGAATATCAGCAAACATTAAACGATAACAAAATCATAGTTGCTGGAATTGTTTCTGGTCTTACTGGCAGCACAACTTATAATTTTTATAATAAGCATAACTTTGTAAATTCACCACAATATACATTCAACACACTCGGAAATACAACAAACAATTATATTTTAAATACACTCCCAAATACATCTACAACAACATTTGAAAAAATGGGTGTTCTTGGAAGCGATCTAGGGTTTGAAGAATATATTGAAATATTTGGTGGAACAGGATCAAATTTTGGAAGATTGTCGATTGAGGGAACAGGTGTATTGATAGACAATCAAGAGGTAATGTTTATAGGAGTAACACTCCAAAACCAAAATCTCTCAACAACATCTACACAGCTAACACATTATATTCGTGGTAAATCCGATGTAGACGAAATACAGCAGCCACAAAATATTTTAGGAATATATCGTGTACACGATTCTAATAATCATGTTATAGATTGTTACGAAAACCAAAATTATTATCAAACATATCTTAGAAAACAAGCACTCGGAACAACGCAATCTGGATACTGGGTTGCATGCGAAACATGCCCGAAAGATATTTACAGTGAAGATTTATCTTCTACAAATCAACCAAGCAATTTGTTATTCGATAACAGTGTTTACTTGTTTATAGCACAAACAACTTTACAAAATCAAAACTTAATTACACAATCTATAGTTTATAATGTGTTTACTCAAAGAAACTTTACTGGTGGTGCTCAAACTGCCACCAGAATGACTTTTGCAATAACAACCGGATTGAAGATAGATTTGAGTCATTCTTC